GTACCTGAGTAGTTTTTAGCTCCTGTATAAAACCCTGTATAAGAACCTGTATAATATCCTGTGTAAGTTGTACCAGCGTAACCTGAGTAGTCTGCTGCGTAGTTACCTGTATATGCTCCGGAGTAAGCTCCTGAGTATGCTGAGGTTCCTGTGTATGTTCCTGTATAGTTACCTGTATAACTTCCGGAGTAAGCTCCTGAGTACGCTTTAGCTCCTGTATAGTTGCCTGTATAACTTCCGGTGTAATTTCCTGTGTAGCCTGTTGATGCTACTGCATGTCTTGTATCTGTAAATGTTTCACCTTGTGCAGCCCAAGTTCCTGTTTCACTTGGTGCGCCTGATTGTATTTTGTATGTTCCAACGCCTTGTGTACTTCCAAAGTTTTCTACAATTCTGTTTCTAAAGTTAGGAACAATTTGTTCCATCTCGGATGCTGACATTTCTTTAATGCTTGTGCCATCAACCTTACAAGGTTTGTAATTGTCAACTGCTGCTGTTGTTGCTGTTGTTTTTTGCCAAATATATTTAGTAGCTTCTGTTTCATCTACTTGAGTATCTGTTATTGTGTATCTGGATGTCCAAGTTCCACCAGCTGGTGCTGATGCTGCTAGAGTATAGTGACCTGTTACATAATTGCCTTGAGCAACCATGTCTGCTATAACTTTATCTATTAAATCTGAATCTAATTCTGAATCTGTAAACTCATGTATTCCTACTGTTCCTGAAGATTCATAACCAACCGGTCTGTTAGTAATACTTTCTGACGCTGCTCCTGTAACCTGTTTACCTGTGTAAGTAACTGTGGTTAATGCTCCTGTTGCTGGGTGAGTTCCTATTGCTTCTTGTCTTTTTGTATCTGTTATAGTTCCAATAGTTGTCCCTGCGCCTGATGCGTTTGTTGTAATGTTTAATTCAGCTGTACCTGTTCCATCAGTATTGTCTGAGAAATCTTTTGTTATTATTGCCGAATAATATTGTTCAATTTCAGTATCCGTCATTTCTTGTAACCCTTGGAAGTTACTTGAACTAACTGGATATGCTGAAGCTTTAATTTTTAGTGGTCTCATCTTAGTTTACCCTAGTTCCTGATGAATTATATATAACAACAGGACTCATCCTGTTCCACTTGGTTGCTGATACTCCTACCAATGTCAAACTATGTCCAGGTCCTAAGTTTATAGCTGCATTAGCTGACTCAGAATCTATGCTTTCGCTTGCATATGGATAGATCTTAATATTGACTGCTGTGCTATTCAGTATGAATGCCTCCAATCCTACCGCCACGTCTGGAAGTTTAACCCCTTGGTCTGCTGATGCTGATGCTACTATGTTATACGTCTTTGTAAGAGCTGTTGCTGCACCTTGAGTTGATCCAGCTGCTGTAACTGACGCCGATGTACTTAGTATTGAACCTCCACCTACGGTTAAAGTTGATGTAGTAGTAACAGTAGAACCCGAGATTGTACCTGCCGATATGTTATCGCCTGATTGGTATTTGTCAGTATTAAGATTCGTAAAGTTAGTATCTACTTCCGTATTGGTAAGCGGACTACCTTTTACTGATCTTAATGTTAATGTACTCATTTAATCCCTGCCTATTTAATTTTATTGACTATTACTTCTAAAGTCGCCCTTATTTCCGTAATCTCTGACTTTAAAGTATTTATATCATTTTCATACTCTAGAATTTGATTCATTTGTTTCTTTTGAATTTTGTATGCTTTAAGTCCTTCATAATTACGACTAAGTATTGCCTTAGAATTTTTATCTCTGACAAGATCTCTCTCGCCTTCTATGTTTATAATATCTTTTATTTGTTCTGCCATATTAAACCTGTAATGCTATGGCTCGTAAGTCCTTAAACTTAGGAACCTTAGTGGTATCTGTTGAAAGTGGCACAATCTTAACTGCAAAAGTCTTATATCCTGTGTGTGTAATGTTTCCTATCGTTGATGTGGCTGCTGCTGAAGAGCCATCTCCTGTTATAGTAACCGTGGGAGCGGATGTATATCCTCTTCCAGGGTTAGTAACTTTAATTCCACTGATTGTTCCACTACTAATCTCTGCTTTTGCTGTTGCTCCAAAACCACCACCGCCAGATATTGTTACGGTGGCTGTTGAATATCCACTTCCTGCTGTACCAACTGAAATTGCTGTAACAGAACTTAGTACATATTCAAAAATACTTGTAGATGCGTTAGTTCCTGCTGCGTTTGAACCACGTGCAGGTATTGAATAACTATATTCTGCAAATCCTTCTGTCTGTTCTGCTGGTGAAGTATTAGCTGTTAGTTCTGTCCAATTTAAATCTTCTTGGAAGTTTCCAGGATCTGCTGCGTTTTGGAATTTACCATAAACTTTAATGCTTCCTGTGTTTGGAATTGCTGCTTCTAAATAAACCTGTAAATCTTCTGCGTCCATACCTTCTTCTAATACAACACGTCTAGAAATATATCTAGATGATGCTGAGCCTCCTACTCTACCATCTTCTCCTGTAGCTGTATTGTTGACTTCGTTTTTAATACATAACAAGTCTGCTTGATCTATCTCAATAATTGGAGAAACGTTATCATTAAATGTAGAGAATGTTATCTTAGCTCTTGCTGTCTGTGTAGTCGAATAGTTGACTACTTCATTTGTTCTACTGTAAATTGTTTTCTCTTTTGCTAGTGTATGTGTTGTTCCAAAATCTACGTCTTGGTATGAAGTTGTATTGGCTGACCCTGCTCCTGTATCTGTTAATGCTAGTTTGCAAGTAGCTGTTGTTCCTTCTCCTGGTTGTAATATGCCAAAGTTAGGTGCTATATCATTAACTACTTTATCTGTAAACCCACTTATTGTTGCATAACCGTCTGCGTTACCAACAACATCTCCTACTGTAAAATGTCCAGATTTAAGAACTGTGTGGGCATAGTTGTATAAGTTATCCCAAAAGTCTACTCTACCTTTATTAAGTCTTAATGTTGCTGTAGCTGTTGTTGTTCCGGCAGCTATTGTTATTGTTGGTGCAATATTATAACCCGATCCTGGGTTTGTAACTGTTAATCCTGTTACTGCTCCTCCTGAAATTACTGCTGTTAATGCTAATCCTGTTCCGCCTGTGCCTGTGTTTGTAACTGTAACAGCTGGTGCTGAGCTATAACCCGATCCACCTGCTGTAATTGTAGGTGTAAATCCAACTAGGTTTTTACCTGGACTGAATTTTTTAGCAGCAAAAGACCAACTTGTATCTGTAAAGTTTAACCAATCAATGGGTTCAGTTATTAAGTGTCCTGAATATGCTTGATCCTTCTTAAACCTACATCTCCTTATTTTAAACATTATGTCTTTGTTTTGATGTGGGCTCCATGTTCTATCGTTAGCTGAGCTGAACATCATGCCTGCTGCAGGTTGTTTTGAAATTCTTGTTGTTGTTCCGTATTGGTTTTCACCTAATTGTGCTATCCAAATCTCAAATCCTTTGTCGTCGTTCTCTGGTTTTGGAACAAAACAATATTCTGTATTATTTTTTAAGTAAACAGGATCTGGGAAACTAAATACAGTTGGAGTATATGTTGTAGTTCCACCTGATGTTGATGATAAATTAATTTGTGCTGCTGGTAAATATTTTATTCCATTAGGAATGGTTCTAGGTCCGGGTACTCCATTAACCACTTCTCTAAGTTCCATTGTAACACCATTGGTTCCTTTTGTTTTAAAGTAAATCTCGACGTCTGAAATAAATACTCCGCCAGGGACTCCGTGGACTGTAAATGTTTGTGCTAGTGGATCAACCCATGGATTATACCCACCACCTCCATTCATGGCCAAAGAGATATCTAACTCTTCCATAAAATCCAATTGGCCATCTGTTACTCCCGTATTCCAAGTAACGCCTACAGGCTCATTTGTGGGTGCTAGACAAGTCATGTCTGGCATAACTTCTACAGGCTCGAATGCCGGTACTACTGTGATATCCGGGATAGTAGTAATTACAGTTTCTATTACATGAGGAGCTCCTGGGGGGCCTTCTGCTCCTGTTGGGCCTGGTAATCCTGGCAATCCTGTTGGTCCAGGTGGGCCTGTTGGTCCGGGTGGGCCTGGAGGCATATTAGCAACGTCTTCTATAAGTTGTTCAACAGATGCTAATCCGGCTGCAACAGCTGCATCTGTCTGGGCTTGCCAGTCTGATAAGTCTACTGCTTCTGCAGGGGTTCCTGGAGAACCAGGTGGGCCTGGTGGGCCAGCGTCGCCTGTTTGTCCTACCGGTCCAGGCTCTCCTGTGGGTCCTGGTGCTCCTACGACGTTTGTAATTTCGTGTATAATAACAGGTGCTGGAGGAGGGGGCAACGGTGTGCCTGCTCCTATTGAAATTTCAACACTTGTATCTGTCATCACTCTATCTCCTGAGTGATATGTCGGTGTTACGTTTGCTGTTTTAAGAGCAAGTATTGTGTCTTGTGTTTTTTGTCTTAATCCTGAAGATTCATAATTAGCAGTTGAAGTTGTTCTTGCTAATGCATCGTTGTTATTTACATCGTCTGTTAATTTAAATACCTTGACACCTGTTTTAAATTGTCCTGAAGGAATTAAAAATTGTCCAAAGCATGTGCCATTTGCATCTGTTGTTATTGTTCCACCCAATGTTCCTGCTGAGTTTGTAACGTGTGCTGATACATCTTCTCCATCAAAGAATGGATAAACTACTGTGTTTGGTTTTAATCTTATACAATTAAATACAACATTTACTTCTCTCATAAATGGACTAAAAGATACATCTACTACACTTTCACCTAAACTCTGTGTCTGAGTTGAAGCGCTTATATCTATACCTACGCCTGTTCTTGTTTGTGATTGTGCTGTTGTTGTCGTTGTAAATAGTGAGCTATTGCTTGTTCCTTCTCCACTATTGTTTGTTCCATGCGTATTTAACTCTTGTGATACCGTCGATACTACGTTAGCTGCTCCGCTGTTTTCCCAGGCGCCCCATTGCGTGCCCCATGCGTTTGACATGTTCTCCCATGCATCGTAGTTACCATCAAAGTTTTTAGTAACTGCTGGTTGGACATCTGTTGCCACAAAGTTATCTAGGTTTGGTGTTAAAACCATATCCCCAACATAGTGGAACGTTAATTCTTTTGCTAAATTCTCTATTTGTGAAGCTTCTTGCTGTGATCTAAATTCTACAATGTCATACGGTAGTGAAATTGTTCTACCTGTTTGTGCTAATGTAGCCGTTGAATTAGCCGCTCCTATATCAGTAAATGTTCTTAATGATATATTTTCCATTGAGAAAAACGGTCTTGCATGTTTCTTAACCGGATCAATTGATATTTTATAATCCGGATCTAATACTGCTCCTACATTATGTCCTGTAAATGGATCTACTAAGATGCCATTTTTAAATCTGTCTGTGCCTGATGCATTTGTAATTGTTTGGTCTTTTGCGTATGTTTCTAATAAATTTAGTGAAGCGTAATACTCTAAGTTTTTAATACGAGTTTCTAACGTACTAATATCTTGCATTGTAAAACGTTTGTATGCCACTTGATGTACTGTAGCACCTAAGTCTGATCTTCCTACTAACTTGGCCGCTGTTGTTCCTAAACAAGGATAAGGTGGTAAGTTAATAGTGGCCAGGGTCATGGATTTCTCAGGCTCTACCGGTAGTATAGGATCGTCTGCGTATGCTCCCTCTACTTGTCTAATTTTACCATCAAAGTCACATATTACTCTTAATTTTTTGCCCTGCCAATATGAAAAGTCTGTTGTAAATGTTTTAACTGGTACCGGGAATGTAATTCCATTTCCTGGTCTATCAATTTCTTCTAAAGCGTCTGGATTTATAGGAGCTGATCCTAATGTAGCATTAGGTGTTGCTGTGTCTGTCATCCTTGGACGGAAGTCAATAGTATTTCTTAAATCATAATCTCCTATTACACTTGATCTGTAAATTGGTAGTTCTTCTGTTCTTATTGTATTGGCTGCTGGTGTAGTAGTATCGTCTACTGGATAACTATCTAAACACATAAAAGTTCCGCCACCAGATGCAACTGTATGTGTAAAGTATGAAAACTTAACAACCACATATCTGTTTGTTGCTAGATTTACTGTTGCTGTAGACTTCTTAAATATCTTGGCATGGCCATAATAGTTATCTCTTTGTCCATTATCAAATCTAAATTGATCTGTAACTTCGTCTGCTGCTGCTACCGAGTAAGCAGATGAGCTTGCCCAAACTCCTTCAAGTTTGTAACCATCTGAAACTCCTAAATTCATTTCTCCTGTTGAGCCATTAGCGTTTGAGTTTGTATCTACTTTAATGTAAACATTTTGTACTAATGCTTTTGCTACAGGTGTTGTGTCTGTTTTTAATACATTCACATAAACTCTAACTTTATCACTCTGTCCGCCTGCTGTTGTTACTGTTGTTCCTAAATCAATCCTCATTGATGTAGATGAAGAACACTTAACTGATGCGTTAGAGTTACTAGAGGTTAGGTCAATGTACTGTCCTGCTGTTCTGTTATTTCCTGTTGTTAAATCAAAACCATCTTGTGCAATTGCTATAATATTGGCTGATTTAATAGTGTCTGTTAATTCTGTGTTTGATGTATCGTAAGGGAAAGTTTCGTCGCCTGTTAGTGTCAGGTCTACATAAGCTCCTGATGCATTTAATGTAACATCAAATTCTTTTGTATATTGATACGTGGTGTCATATGTTCCGCCAGCTGCTGCCTTTAATGTTTTAATATGATTGTAAGGCATGGCAAACAACATTTTATTTGCTGATGCTTCTTTAATTGTTGCTTTTGAACTTGTTAATACTGTATTAGCTATACCATCTGCTGCGGTGTTTTCATATCTTACGCCTTTGACGTCACCAAATTCACCACTAACTAAATGGATATCATACAAATATAATTTATATACTGCAGCATTTGCTCCTGCTGTTCCACTTTTATAAACAATATGTCTAGCTTTTGCTGTTCCTATTTTTGTTCCTGCTGCTGATGCTGCTCCGTCTTGTACTGTGTCATATAAATCTATTGTTCCGCCACCATCTATATCCCAAAATCCTGATACACGACTTATTTCTGTGTAATTACCAAAAGAAGTTGATATTGGCATACCATCTTTAGTTACTACACCTTCAGGTTTTCTTATAACTAGACGCTTGGTTGATTGTAATGTTCGTTTAAAACCACCAACGTAAGATTTACCTGGTGCAATTCCTAATACAAGTCCTTCTCTATTTCCGCTTTTAGCTGCTGTGTAAACACCACCATTGGTATTAGCTGCGTTTTGTAAATGTTCTCTAACATCTACTGTCATTCCATGTACTGTATAATTACCTGATTCGTCGTAAGTTCTGTTTGCTAAAACTTGTCCTACACCTGAGAGTGGATTATCTTTAACTTTATTTCTAATAATTCCACCATCTTGAATTCTTAAATACAAATACCAATCATCAGGTTTAGGTATATCTGGATGGAAAGATCTTAAAGTAGCCATAAGGAGCATTCTATCTGCTCCAGGAGCGTTATAGTTATAAGACCCTTGTGCAGGATCTAGTAAACTTGTATCTATTGCCGATGTCTGGGCTGCTTCATATAATTGGAAACCAACTAATTTTTCATTATACTTAGACCATCTATCCATTAAGTTATGAATTCTTGTTGTTCTAATAAAATGGCCTCTTGCATAAATAATGCCTGGCTCTAAAATTATTTCATGTGTTTTACCAAAGTATTTGGCTTGTTCGTTTGTTGTTGTTCCTGTGTGAACAATGAATGTATCACCATTTCTTGAGGAATCTGTTGACGTTACTGTTAGAGTTTCGCCTGTTGTAAAATGGTCATAAGTAGTAGATGATGTATTATAATTAAAATATAATTGTTTTGTTACAGGTGCTCCGCTTTCAGTTCCTTGTTCTGTATGTGCTATAACTGCTGTTAAACCAGAAGTGCCACCTGTTAGTGTGTCCCCTACATAGTTTGCTAATGTAGAATTATCAACAGCAGCCGAGGAGGCGTCTGTGTCTTTAATTTTAACCCAATGTCTTTCTAGTATTTGTTCGGCACACCCAGCAACTACTGCACCGTCTTGAATCATAAATCCAAAACCTTTGTCTAACTGGTCTTGTAAAATTGATTGTAGTTGTGTAAGTTCTCTTGCTTGTACTGCAACACCAGGCTTAAAAAGAACTCTATGAAAGTTCTTATAGTCGCTAAAATCGTCGTAATATGGTGATGCGTTTAAATTTAATGCCATTTTTGTTAAAACCTAATCAATGCTTTTATTTGTTCTACTTGGTCTGCCGATCTTGTAATAGGAGACCTGTTATCTAAGTAAATAATTTCTCCGGTTGCATTATCAACTTCCGGTACTGTAACACTATTTATACTCAAACCTGTCAAACTCTTGGTAGTATTTTCCAATGTTGATGAATTTGTAATTAAAGGAATAGATGCTGCTAAATAAACCTTCTTATTATCTTCGTCTATCTGTATAACAGTAAACTCACCGCCGTCATCTGTTTTAATTATATCATCTACAGCCCAATTTGATCCTAAGCTAGCTACTGTAATAATATAACAAGCTGTGCCTGTATTTGTTGTGTAAGTAACTGCTCCGGGTGTTTTAATGTTCTTAATTAAGGCAAGTTGTCTAAAATCATTACCTAAAATTAAATCCCTATTTGTATTATCTGCAAATGATACTGTAAGTCCAAGATTATTTGCAAATAATTCTCGAGTTGCGTTAGAGCCATGTCCTCCTTGTGGAGATATAATTGCTCTAGCTGTAGCACCCGTTCCAGGTGCTGTTGTGTTAGTTATTGACATTGTTGCGTATGAATAGTTTTGGCCCGGGTTTGTAACTCTAATACTTGTCAATGCTCCTGTTGTTTCATTAACATAAGCAGAAGCCTCAGCTCCTGTTCCGTCACCTGTTATTGATATTACAACATCGCCTGTTGCATAATCTTGTCCGCCTGCTGTAAGAACTACTCTGTCTACTGTTCCTGCTACTGCTGCACCTTCTACAGCACTTTGTAATGCTGGTAAACTATCTGCGTCGCCTAATAGAACTGTTCCGGCAGCGTTTGCACCGCCACCGCCCGTAAACGCAACAAAGGCAAAACTATAACCACTACCTGAAGAAGTTATCGTTACACCTGTAACTGCTCCTCCTGATATTGTAGCTGTGCCTGTTGCTCCTGTGCCATCACCAACAATAGCAGCAGTTGGAACAGAAGTATATCCTGATCCTCCCGCTGTTATCGTAATGCTATCAACTTCTCCATTGACATCATGTGTTGGATTTCCTGTTATTTTTCTAACAGGAATGTAATCTGCGTCTAAAAATTTATTTTGATCGGAAGCTGATATTTGAAACATGAACTTCCAATTGTATTTGTCTGATAATTCGAACACAGATGTTCCTGTGCTTGTTGGTTTTACCGTTGAAGTACCATTCAAGTTATTAGATATACATTTATAAACCTTAAACTCATCGGTAACAACAAAGAAATTAGCTTCCGCTAAACTTTGTGCTCCCGAATTTGATTGATTACTAGACGAATATGTATCATCGTATTCGTCGTAAACTGTGCCGGATACCCAGTCAGTTCTATTTGCTAACATACAAATATCTGCTGAGTCTATCCTTTGCGTGAACATCATACTACGTCTAAACTCTGATACATAAGCATCAGAATCAACAGGGCTCTCTGGAACAGTATCATCTGTCCAGGGTAATGTCCTGCCTACAGCAAAGTGGAAATAATCATTATTATTTTTTATATCTCTATAAAAAGATCTTGCTAATTCTACTCTACCTAGTCTGCGTAATACGAGTGCCATTTATTTCTCTATTAAGAAATTGTTACTGTCCAAGTAATTGTCATTGAATCAGACGCGCCTTTATTTACAACCGAAAATACAGTCCTGCATAAAAGAGTACCACCTGAAGCTGCATTTAATATGCCTGCTTCTGTAATAGCTCCAGTACCTGTGCCTGCTGCAAATGAGCAAACATAAGCTACTGCATTACTTGTAACTGTTGTAGATGTAAGTGCAACACGAGCTGCTTCTGTACCTAAAGCGGTATTGCCTGAAGCTGCTGCTGATGTTCCTGTACCAATAGCCATATGTGACATGGCTGTTGCTGAAGCATCTTTCATTCGGGATGCTATAAAGGCTAGGCCAGTGTCAACAACCAGGTTTTCTAATTCCCTAGTTTCTTTGACATTGCCCTGTTTGTCTTTGATTTCAACTTTAAGCTTACCTGTAGCTTTTGTCTCATCTTTTTTAAACATTTTAGTCTCCTAATCTATCTTTTGTTTATTTTATGTAAACGACCAAGTGTCTCCTACATAATCCTCACCTAAATAAAGGTGATCTACATAGTCTTGGTTAAATCCATCTCCTGTGTCCACTGCACTTGAGCTCTCCGTTGCTGGTTTGCTTAGTGCATTAACGACTGTTTCTGTTACAGAAGGTGTTTCCGTTATTCCTTTGTTAGTATTTATACTGTTTACGCTATCAGAATTGGAAGTTGTTTCAGATTTGTTCAATCCAATTGTCCAAACTGCACTATCTGATACCGATTGTGTTTCTGTTAATGCTTGACTGAATAATATTGCTGGGCTATCTGTTGCTGTTCCTGTGTCTGCGTACTCAACAATTCTACCAATTGTTAAATCATCTGTAATAGTTGCTGAGTCTGAGAACGCTCTAGTAAATGCCGCTACCACTGCTGCTGAATCTGTAACAGTAATCGAATGTGCTAGCGGTTTAGTCATAGACCAACTGAACCTTTGTTCCCCAATATTATAATTGTCTGCATCGTTTCCATCACTAGAGTCATTCCAATAAGCCGAGTTCGGTGACCCACCATCTCCTAAAACAACATATGGTTCGCCGTAATCTTGATCGTCAGCTGTAGCTGTAGAAGTAAACATGCCAGGAGCAAACGCTATTGCGTGTGCTTCTGTTACTGTACTTGTATCTGTCTTTGGTATTTCAAAGAATTTAGCGACTGTTTCAGATGTGCTTACTGTGTCTGTTGTTAAGAATTTATAGAACGTGTATCCAGTTGATGAAACTGAGAATGCAACATTGTAATCAACCACACTTCTTACAACAAGATCTCCAAACACTTGCATTCCTGCAGGGTGTACGGTGTCTCTTATTGCTCTGTCCCAAGTCGTCTGTTCTACAGTTGACTTAATGACATAAGCATATGGTTGATATCGTTTGTTGTCTTGTAATACGTTGACATCGGATAATTTTCCTCTGTCATCTTTCCACTTACCTTCATATTCAAATAAGTATCCTGTACAAATTTCTATTGTAACCACTTCACCCGTTGGTGATGTTATTACAACATTTGCACAGTCTGCTACAAATCCTGATCCTGCGTTAATGATTTGGAATGTTGACGGAAGGCCTGCTGTTGTAACAGATGTAACTCTTATATAAGCGTTGTTTTGTCCGCCTATAAAAGTATAATTATCTGTTGCATTTGTATGAACATAAAAATATCCACCGCCTGAACCGTTTGTTCCATCTCCGGCTGATGCATACCCTTTACCATCATCTCCCGTTTCATTAATTTTGTAGACTTGTCCTACTTTAAACCCTGCATCTGATGCTGAACCACTGTAAGACTTATATGTAACCGAGGTTAATTGTCTAACCAAGTATCCATAAATATCTGTCGTTGCGTTTCCTGCTCCGTCATCTACGACATAGGATCGTATGTCTGTAGGGGCTTCTTCTGTGATTATATTAATTCCTGCAGTAGTATATCCTGATCCTGCTGCAGTAACATTAATTGCTGATAGTTTTCCGTCTGCTATTGTTGCTGTTGCTGTGGCTCCTGAACCATCTCCATATATTTGTATGCCTGGTATTGCGTGATAATCAGCTCCTGCGTCATTAATAGCTATACTTGCTATGGTGCCAGAAGATATTGTTGCTGTTGCTACTCCTCCTGCTCCAGGACCATATACTACTGTTGTTGGACTATCAAATTTAAGGATAAGGTCAAATCTTTGTAATGTTAAACCATTTGTCTGATATGTGTTCTTTTCTACTCTAGTTACCGTTGCGTTTTGCGTGTTTAATGCTGTAACAGAACCTGTTGATCGATAATATCTAATATCAATCTTTTTACCTTGTAGTGTTAAAGGTTCTAATGTCCCTCCGTGTTCTGCTTCTTGTAATTTAACAGCTTGTTCTACGTTATAATAAGCATCAGAAGGTTTTAAAATATATCTACTAGGATATTGTACTTCAACATTCTCGCCGTACAATAACCTAAAAAATGTTTCTATTGATTCCTTGTTACCTTTTGCTTCATAAAAGTCTTTAGCTCTTTTATAAAAGAAACGTTTGTCTACCTTTACACTCTTAGGAAAATCATTTACAAGAGCACCTCTCCATTTATCTAAAAAGGCTTCCTGTGCATAGTCAATATCATTACTGTAATTTACTATCTCATCACTTTGCTTAGCATCTTGATCCATAAATTCATAATACTTTTTAAGGAAAGTAACGAATGTTGGATACTCATCTCTAATATATTCTGGAAATTGATCTTCTATTAAGAAGGAAGTATTTCTTGTTTCTGTTTTTATATCGCCTTGTGCAGCATCTAATACTGCTGCTGCTGTTGCTCCTGTTGCTGTTGTGTCAGAAGCATGTGGTGTTATAGTAACTGTTGGAACAGAAGTATAACCTGTTCCAATGTTTGTAACTGTTATTGTAGTAACTGCGCCACTAGATACTGTGGCTATTGCTGTGGCTCCAGTGCCACCACCGCCGGTAATTGATATTGTAGGCACATTAAAATATCCCGTGCCCCCAGCCGAAAGGGTTATAGATGAAACAAATCTATAAAATGATGGGATATAATCAGTCATTAGATCTCTTCTACTTCAGGTGTTGCTGTTATTACTGTACCTGCTCTTGAATTTATTGTTGAGCTCACAACACTATCATCTAGTGTCAATACTGTATTTCTTGAGGGTTTAGCAACGACTGCAGCTGTAGAAGTATCTGAGGTTCTAATTAGTGCTTGTGTTGTTATATCCTTTACAGCATCATGTGGAGTAACTTGTATCCTTAATGTTGCTTCTGTGCCATATAATTTGTTTATTGTTGTTGATGGAATATTTACTGTTCCTGAATCATAGTCTATTGTTCCTATAGCTGCTATAACTGTTCCTGTATTTGTAACTGCATTTACCGTTCCTGTTCCACTATACGCTGGGGCAACCACTGAGGCTGCTGGAACGTCTTGTAATAAAACCTTTGTTGTTACGTTTGCTGTTGTTAAATCAAAATATGTGCTTGTAAGTTCTCTTGGTTGTAACTTTTGATTAAATTGGACTGTATAGTTTTTTGGTACTGCCAAATCAGGTTTGATTCTTTTTTGTAATCTGGTTTGTATGTTTACAGATATTATTGCGTCTGAAAAAGATTTAATAGTATCGTGTAATCTTGAATAATAAAAACTCTTGTTTAATTTATTTAAACTATTATTAAAATAAGAATTTACATTACCTAAGACTCCTGATTCTATTTGTCCTTTTGCTAAAGTTGTTAATTTAGGATCATATGTTACCCCCACGTCTAAAGAAACGTATGTGTATTCTGGATCTACAAACTCAGGAATAATTGATACCGGAGTTTTGGGTTCTATAACCGCTGTTTTGATATTATCTTTATCTGATTCTGTTATAACTGAACCTAACACAGGATTAAGTGATATAAACACTTTACCATATATAGGTGGATCATTTTTCTCTCCACCCCAAACAGAACACGATTGTATATTTGGATTACTTGCTAATATAAGTGTTTCATAGTCTTGTTCGGTAACTGCTCTATTTCTTGTTGCATTAAATCGAGGAGCATTAAATCTAATTTCATCTATTGATTCCTGTACAGAGCCTCCAGAAGCTGCTGCGTACGTCGTATTATAAACTGACTCTCCTGATGTTGCAAGAGTTACAGTTGCTGCAAAACTTTTAGCTGTATTTGCTTTTGTTCCGTTAGTGTTTATATAATCAATTATAACAATGTTGCCATTAGATAATTTTTTGCCTATAATATCATCTCCAAATCTTATTTGAAATAAACCATCAGCTCCTTCTTCTACAAAATATGCTTTGGTATCTGATTTAACATTTAAAAATGTTGTATTTAAATTATAAACCGTTGTTGTTAAATCTGTTGAAGAATTTTGAACTCTAACTCTTAATGTGGATGTGTCTGCTCTATTATTTGGTAAAACATAAGGGCCTGCTTCACTGCCTATTGATACTACAAATTGATTTGCTACTCTTAAACCTTCTTTAATCGTTAATCCAGGAAAAACAAATTGCTTTTGGTCTGCTGAGGAAGCTGTTTGTCCTGTGTACATGCCATAAGTCAACCCTGAGGATATTGTTGTATTTTGTCCTGTTGATGTTTGTGTGCCTAACGATGTTTGTGCTTCTTTTTTACTGCTATTAGGTGAATAAAAAGTAACACCACTATATTCTGTAAACGTATAACTTGTTGCTCCTGTTCCGCCTGTATCTGCTGCTTCTGCTGCTGCCTCTGTTAAATATATAGGATAGTAATATCCTTTACCTAGTGTTGCATGTGTTCCGTATAACCAATAAGGGCCAGCTCCTCCGGCCGTTACCGCTTGAGTAGTTGTTGTTCCTGCAGGATAAAATTGATAAGTTGTTCCGTCTACAGCTGAGGAAAATGAAGCATCTCTACTCAATGCCAGCGTTGTTGCCGTATAACTAGCTGGAACCGTTACTGCTAAATTAATATTTCCAGCAGAACATCGGGTAGATCTGGGTGTATAACCTAATGCTTTTGCTATTGATACTACAGATTCTCTCTTAATAGCAGTATCTATGAAGTTTTCATTAGCTAACATGTGTGCTAATATGCCATTATAGTGTGTATTATATGCTAATAAGTCTATTAGAACTGCAAGGCCTGAACCTTCGAAGTTATAATCTGAAAATTCTGTTTGACTATTTAAAAAGGTCTTAAGGTTTGCCTTTATGTTGTCAAAGTCTAATTCTGTTACGTTTAATTGTGCCATTTGTTTACCTCAGCCTTGTAAGACTTACCGTTAAGTCTTGTGGTTCGTTTATTCCTAGAACATGGAATCTAATACTTACATCATAACCATTGTTCTCATAATCAGCTCTAGCTTTAACACTATTTAAAGACACGCGTGGTTCCCAATTTGTTATTTGCTGTTCTATAGCAGTTGCCAAAGACATTTCCATTCCAGGCCGCATGGGTTCAAACAACATGCCGTATAATCTTGATCCTAGTTCTGGATGAAAAGGTCTCTCATAAGGTTTTGATAAAAGCAATGTCTTTATTGATTGCTTTACAGCGTTTACGTCTAACTTTTTATTTACATCTCCTGAAAGAGCGTTTTTCGTAAACAGCATATCAAAGTCTTTATATATCCTTGCTACTTTTAATTTTTGTGTTGCCATAATAGTATTTATATCAAAAATCGAAATCTGGTAACTCTAAATTTAAGAATTCTTCACCTTGTTTCTTAATTCTATCGCCTATCTCAATATATACGCTTGGTTTCTGTATTGAAGGTAGTGATCCTCCTTTTAATATTGAAGCTGGATCTATATCTGGGAATGATGTAGGTGTTGCTTTAACTGTAACTTGAACGCCTTCTTTTTCTATATTAGGTATTGCTTTACAAATCATATCTATATCAATTGCCCCGTTTCTTAGTAAATCTTGTAAATCGTCAAAGTTTTTAATATCTCCTAAGTCTACATTGCCCCATTTATTTTTCAAATATTCAAGTTTATATTTTATATCAGGCAATGCTATTGCTCCTAACATAATAACCTTTAAAAAATCTTTAACATCATCATGTAATGTTTTGTCATCATCAGATAAAACTTTATTTAAAATACTAGGAATCATATTTTCCATTTTACCCATTACACTATTAACATCTTCTAAAGCATCGTTCTTTATTTCATTTAACTTTCCTAATGGTGACTCATTAATAATAGAGTCAAACTTATCCTCTGCAGCTTGAACTTGATCTGCAAGTTCCAATAATTTTTTACTAGGTCCGCAACTCATTTATTATGTCCCCGATGTTGGTGCTTGTGTTTCTTGTGTACTAGGTTGTGGTGAGCTAGATCCGCCAGTTCCAGGTACTTCTTTATGTGTATGTGTATGTAATGTTATATTATTAGATGTAATGTTTCCTGCAGGTCCGTCTATAGACATAGTGGGTGAGTCAATAGTCATTGAAACATCTGCATCCATATCTAGATCTGCTAAAGTTTTTATTGTCATTGTAGAACCTGAACCTACTTCTAATAATCCAGTTGCCGCAAGGAAAACATTGTCTCCTGCTAATACTCTATACGTTCCTCCTGCTGAGACCATTACATTTTCTTTAACACTCTTTAAATCTTTGTTATATGTTTTATTAACTGTTTCTGCAACAGAATCTGTTCTATTTTTTGCTACACTAATTGTTTGATTTCCTACTATTGTTTCTGTATCATCTTGAGCTACACGAGCTGTTCTATTTCCTTTAATAGAATGTGTTACATCTGATATAACCGATTTAATATCATTACCATTTATTTTTGTAACCCTTGAGCCTAAAATTGATAAGAAGTAATCTCCCTCTACTTCTTCGTACTTATCTCCTTGAACTAATAGTTTAGCGTCTCCTGCTATTGTAACGTTACATGATCCTCTTATAAGAACATTATTGTCTTTAGCAATAATTTCATAATTATCACCTACAATATTTGTAACCTTTGTACCATCATCATGAATTTCATAATTCGTTCCTGATGGATGATACTCATGAATTCTTCTGTTTGTTTCTGTATTGTCTATTTCAAATACATGGCCTGCTCTAGTTTCTTTAACTGTGTTAAATGGATATAAGGAAGTCCATTCTTTGTCTCCTGGCTGTGGGCTTTCTCCGTCTCTTAACTTTTGTGCAGCATCAAAATAATTGGCCTCGTCTTTTGATTTCCCTCTTGGGTGTGGTTCATCCCACGTTTTTCCTTCGTAATCTTTTCCTGTTATATCATCTAATATGGCATCGCCGGTTTCTTCTGATACTGACGGTGCTCTTGCTGTTCTTATTCCTTCGTCTCTTGTTGCTCTTCTATTTAATAAAGAGTAATGTGTTTCTGCTGCTTCATTTCTAGCAAGTCTAGAAACATCAGGTTCTCCTATACCAGCAAACCCTTGATCAGGTTCGTCTGGCAACCTTGGGAATCTTCCTGTTGGGTCCATAAAACCATCTATGTCATTTACTTCAGGCTTTTCTGCTGGTTTTCCTGCTATAGTTCCTAGAATCATAGGAATTTGTCCGTCTTCGCCGTCTGCAAAGAAACCTATAACTGTTGAGCCCTGTAATAAGGAGTGATTTTCCATTACTCCATTAAGGCCTGCACTTGTAACAGAGTTAATTGGAACAGCATATGGTAAATGTTTTATAGGTAATGTTTGTTTGTTGCCTGTATGATATCCTGTTATCCTAACTTTAACTCTGCCGGCATAGGCTGGATCGTTGTTATCTTCAACAACACCCAACCACCAAATAAAATCTGGTATATTTAATTTGCCGTAATTTTTCATTCCTTGGCTCATGCTAAATTTTCTCCTACTACTTTATCATCTATTTCACCTAATGATGCTGCTAATCCATTTTTAACTATCTCTACTTTCATTGTATGCCTTACACTATCAAATTTATGCTTAATAGCTGTTATTAAATATGGTCCTGTTAATAAAGGATCAACTATATCATCATAGGTTGCATCCATTGGCTTATCTCCTGCGTTAGGATAAGCTAATTTAATAAGTTTTCCAACTTCTATATCTGTTCTTCCTGGTAAATCTATTTCAAATGTGTTATCATTAAATGAACTAAAATAAACTTGCCTAAATAAATTATTAGCTAAAACAGCTGGATTAGCTGCAGCTCCAAATTTTCCATCTACTAATCCTCCTTGCATTCCTGAGGACTGAAATTGATTTAAATATTTAATATTTACAAATGAATATGGATTACGTTGTATTCCTCCTGGTATTGGAATTCCTATATCTGTGTGAACGAAATTACCAAATTGATCTCTTCCATCTAATGTAACTTCAGCCTGTTCTTTTGTAAATAAATCGTAAGCTCTTGTGGATGCTGAATAGTAACCACTGTCTTGTCCATCTAATATATCAATTGTTCTTGGAATTTGTATAGCTTCTATTTTACTAAAAGATATTGGAAGTTCTGCTGCTAAAAAGTTTTCACCGCCTCCTCTATGTGGGACCTCTAAACCAGGCGGAGCATACAAAAACTCTTCCCATAATCCCATGTCTAATTGTTTTTGTATTAAATTTTGAAATGATGTTAAGTAAAACATTTTATTAGATTCATAAAACACATAGTCTGAACCTTCAAATTGACTGCCTTGACATCTTCTGCTTATAAATTGTAGGTTTTGAAACGGTGTCCAGAAGTTAGAAGTGTATTGTATCTTAGAAGTATGTGGTGTGTCGCCTATAACAAGAGGTGTAACTCCACCTTGTGAATCAATACGTCTATATTCTTGTATATGATCTAAATATATTTGTTCTGCTATTTGATCAGTAGATCTTGGTTGCCCTATTGCACCAAATGCTTGTGTAATACTTCTTGCTTGATCACTGATTGCTTCTACAGAGCAGAACTTTAATTTGTAAAATTGCTCTCTATCATTATTAAGCATTCTTTTTTCAATGGCATATATTTGAAATGATTTCTCTATTATCATCTCAGGAACGTCTTCAAATGTTTTTGTTCTCCATTTGCACGTTATCAATTCACCGCCACGGATTGGCCAATTTGTTATTGCATTTATAGCATCAGTAACTAATATCTCTCCTGTCAATGTTGGTGACCAAACATCTTCATATAAATTAAATTCAACTATAAAATTCTTAAAGTCCCATTGAGTATTGTCTTGTGTAGTCAAAAAGAGTTCATCACAAGAAACGTCTCCTGCTTTGAGAATATTTTCTACTGTTGTTTCGTCGCCCATTTCATCACTTCTTAACTAATCTCTTGTATTGTTGCGTTATATCTCTTAAAAACATTTTATTTAAAAGAAATATTTGGCTTTTTATATTATTTAGATCAGTTTCATACTCTAAATTAGTTACTGCTAGATAATCTCCTGATGCCACTTTGACCGAGTCCCAATCAACTATAACGCTCTTATCTGCCTTCATAACATAATGATGGACATCTGAGCTGTTTTCCGAACCATATTTATCTTTTATATAAGCTGTCAAAGAGTTTTGACTTAAAGGCCACTCTCGCTGTACATCTGTTATATTGTTAGCAAGTAAAACCAACCAGTGGTATTTACTTGATCCATAAATTTTGTCCGCTACTATTTCAGGGGTTTCACCTTCGCCAACATAATACTCTATTAAATGAAGTCTATTCTGGAAAAACTTATCTAAATGAACCCTTCTAAATATATCAGGAACGATTGTCTGTTTACCACTATAAGGATAATACATTTTTGGTAGTGCCTTAAAATACATATTAGAACCCTTGTGCTATCCTTACCGCTGTTAATGTTTCTAGTTCTGTAAATGCTAGTTCCATATTAATCTCTGTTGGCATTCCGCCGGAGTTTTTGAAAGTATTAAACGCACCATCTGGGCCATAGGTTACTTTACATCCTGTTAATGCACAAGATGATATTTTAGGCAAATGTGGATTAAGATCTACATTACCATTCTTGTCTAGATACTCAAATTGTATTGAAAACTCTGCGGGATAAACTAAAAACAAATCTCCCTCTGAGGCCTCTGGATGCATATGATATTTAAATGTATCAACTATTTCCATTACCATATCTGCCTCGTTTGGATTTCTAGGTACAAACGTGTAATTAAAAGAAAATCTTCTGAACCCCATACTCTTAAATAATTGTTCTTTGTATGGATTACTAACCTTTTTAGATGTTGCCTCTATTGCAGCTCCAAAATCTGCGTCGGCTCCTACTGCTTTAGGCATGTTAGCCGCTGCTGATATCAGACCTCGACCTATAAATTCTGGAGCTTCTGCTAGGTCTTTAAAGTCCATTCTACCTGAACCCAACAAACCTGCTACTCCTAAATTAGTTTCATCCCAATTAGCTGCGTATGCTGATACTATTGATTGTGGTACATATAACTGAATGGTTTTTAGTAATCTAATAGTAGAAGTTTGGTTCATTCTACCCATTGCATTTCCAAGAAACGCACCAACAATTCCTCCAGCTGCTGTTGTTAGTACCTTGCCGAGTTTGGTAGCTCCATCTTTTAATATGTGTCCAGAACTGATACCTGCCATGGTGCCTATTGATGCTGCTAGTGCTCCCGCTCCAGTTGCTACTGTTTCATATTCCTCTGCTT